GGTGGCGGCCGGACGCTCCGGGTCGAACAGGGTCGGCGCGGTCACGCGGCACCGCCCGGGTGCGGCGCGCTCGTCAGCGGGCCGTGATCGGTGTACGTGCGGCACGTCCAGCACACGCGGCCACCGGTCCGAAGGAACGCATGCAGCCGGTACCGCTCCTCGGCCGGGCACCACGCCTCGTCGTTCACCATGGCCTCGGTCGGCCGCATGAGGACGGTGAGGGGCACCTGCTCCTCGATGACGCGCGGGGCGCGGCGGCGGCCGGCAGGGCGGACGAGCTGACGCAAGCGACGGACGTTCACGAGGCCGCCCCCGATCCCGGCTGACGCGCGTCCGGCCACGACGAGTTGCCGTCGCCGCTGGCCCCCTGCTCGGCCGGCCGCTGCTCGCTGTGCTGCCGGGTGATCTCGGCGACCGTCACCCGCTGCTGCGGGAACTCCTCGTCCACGGTGATCTCACCGCGGCGGATGGACTCCGAGATGATCGAGAGCTGGCCGAGGTCGAGGTTCGTCCACTTCCCCGACGGGCGGCCGGACCGGTTCTCTTCGAGCTGCTCGACGGTGACGCCGAGGCCCTCGAAGTGGGCAATGCAGTCGGCGACGCGCTGCGCGAGGGGCTTGTCCCCTTGGCCCCGCTCGATGGTGTTGGTCGCGATCTCCTTTGCCTGCTCGCGGAACCAGTCCGGGAGCACGGAGAAGATCATTTCTCGCAGTCGGCGGGCGCCGTTGTTCGAGTTGTTCTCGTAGACGTCCCGCGGGTCCTCCAGCCGGGTCCCGCCGTTGTCCGACGTCCACCGGGTGTGCGGAACGATGAACGTCGTGGAGGCGCGCTCGTTCGTCTCCAGGTCCCACGCCCACGCCTGCATCTCGGACTCGCCGGCGGAGTCGTCGCGGCGCAGCTCGTGCACGCCGTAGTGGATGTTCGTCCAGCAGCGGGCCAGCTCCTTGGCGAACTGGATCGTCTCGCCGGACACCTGCGACTTGCCGCGGCGGAAGCGGAAGAACGACCGGACAGCCAGGCTGTGCTGCGCGAAGCCCGTGCGCATCTTCGCGATGGCCTGCGCTTCGTTCCGCGGGAACTGGCGGGCCACGATGACGGCGGCCTGCACTTCGGCGACTGCGCGGGACTGCTCAACCGCGGTGCCCTGCCCGACGAACGACGGTGCCGGGGCGGCCGGGACGGCGAACTGGTGGTCGGTGGTGGCGGGGTAGTTCACAGGTACTCCAAGCTGTCGCGGGTCTCGGCCCACGGGGGCAGGGAGACGGGGGCGATTTCGTCGCTGTAGCCGGGCCAGTAGCCGGTGCGGGTGCACTCGGCGAAGCGCTCCAGGGCGCGGCGGTTGCGGGCGGCGCCGATACGGCGGGACGTCGCGTTCACCTCGATGACGGTGATGACGTACGGGGCCGTCTTCTCCTGGCAGACGAACACGAACGCGGCCGTCTCGTCGGCGATGCCGAGGGCGTGGCAGGCGGACCGGTACCAGTCGTCTTGCTGGTGGTAGCCGAAGTCGTCCACGGCCCGCTGAAGCTTCTCGGGGTGGGCTGAGACGCACGTCTTGTAGTCGGGGATGATCAGCCGCCCCGTGCGCGGGTTCGGCAGCCAGTCCAGGCGGGCGCGGCGCATGACACTGGTGCGGTCGTCGCGCCAGAACAGGGACCGTTCCGGGGTGCCCCGCTCCGGGTCGAACAGCAGGGAGGCGACGGGGTGCCGGCGCAGGGCGTCCGCCATCGCGTGCACCTGCTCCCACTCGGCGGGCTTCAGCGGGATCTCGCCAGCCTCGCGGGCCTCGCGTACCGCGGCCTTCGCCACGTTGGTGTTCCACGTCTCGTGCTCGATCTTGCGGAGCTTGGGCCCGTTGCCGAGGACGAGCTTGTGCGCCGCGTTGCCGATGTCGAAGACCTTCTTCGGCGGCTGCGGGTGGTCCTGCTTGTAGCGGAAGATCGCGGGGCAGGACGGGTCGAGCAGGTCCCGCGCGCCGCTGGACGACAGGGCGTACCGGTGGGAGTGGTACTCCTCGTTGGTCATCTCGTAGATGCCGGGCTCGGTGATGGGTTCCGGGCCGGCGGCCGGGGCCTGAGCCCCGGCCTGCACGACGGTCGTCATCAGGCGCCACCCCCGGCGACGGCCACCCACGCGTCGTAGTCCGCCTTCGTCGCGTGGCCGGTGCCGTCCTCGGTATCCGTGCAGACGGGCGCGGTGAGGGCGGTCGCGGCGGCCAGGGCGAGGAGGGCGTGCCCCTGCCCCTCGGCGGCGAGCGCGGCCCCGGCGACCGGGTCGGCACCGTCGCCGTAGGTGAAGTGGTGGGCCATGCCGAAGAGGCGCTCGGCCTCGCGGTAGTGCTCGGGGCCGGTCATGAGCGGCCGTCCTTCCTGAGCTTGAGGGTGTAGAAGCGGTCGTTGGCCGGGCCGTGCTCGTCGAGGTGGCCGCGACGGGCCAGCTCGACGAGGTCCCAACGGGCGGTGTTCCGCTGCGGCGGGCCGCCGGACTTGCGGCGCATCTCGTGCACGAACCCGGTCGTCCACCGGAAGGTGGGGCGGGTGCGGATGGTGTCGAGGAGCTGCGCGAGACGCTGCTCGCGACTGGACTGCGAGGCGCTCACCGGGCACCGCCCGTCTCGGCCATCGCCTTGCGCTGACGACGTCGAGTTCGGTACGCGTTGACGTCCTCGGTGTTGGCCCTCGAGCAGGCCTGGCAACGGCAGCCGTAGTTCTTGTATGTCGACGCCTTGCCGTGCCCGGCCCGATCGGCCGCCGCCGGGTTCTTCGTCCGGGCTTCGCGGGCCTCCGCGCACTTCACGCGCTGGGCCTCGCGGCAGGCCTTGCAGCGGCAGCCCTTTGCGTAGGTGCGGTAGTCGCCGTGGCCGTGGTCGACCGGGGGCCGCCCACGGCGTCGCTTCGGCCGGGACGGGGTCAGCCCGAGCATGTCGAGCAGCTGGCGGCAGTCGTCGGCGTCGCGGGCGTGGTTGGCGACGACGAGCAGCACCTTGCGGGCGCTCATCGCTTGCACCCCTCGGCCACGGCCCAGGCGCCGAGCGCGTACAGCAGCATCGCGGCGAAGATGATCAGGAACGTCAGCACTCGTCGGCCTCCTCGTCGTACTCGGAGGCGACCTCCAGGGCGGTGACGACGTAGCCGGTGGTGGACTCCTCGTTCTGTCCGGCGGTGACCACCAGCTCGGCGACGCCGTCGTCCTCGTCCTCGATCCAGTCGAAGGCGAGGCTGGTCCCCGTCGGCCACGAGTGGCGCTCCTCGGCCTCGCAGTGGGCGCGGGCGGCGGCGGGCGTGAGGTACAGGCCCATCACGATCGAGTCGTGCGACGCCTGGTACGCCTTCGGGACGGTCTCGCCCGGCTCCATGGGCGTCCCGGGCGTGGCCTGTTGGAGCAGGTACAGGGCGCCGAGCGCCATGCTTCCGGGGTCGTCGAGGTCGTGGCAGAGCGCGGCGAGCGCGGCCCGGCCCTCGACGGCGGCTACCTCCAGCTCGGTGACGCGGTCACGAGCGCGGCCCCACCCCTTCACGGCCGCCTCGGCGTCCTGCGCCTTGGCCGCAAGGTCGACCTCCAGCTCGGCGACGCGGGCCTGAGCCTTGCGCAGCAGTCGGTCCAACGTCCCCGCCCGGGCCAACTGCGCGGCCACAGCCGCGTGCAGGTGACGGATCTGCTCGACGGGCGTCAGCAGCCGCACCTTGGCGTCGCCGTACGCGGCCGTCTCCAGCTCGACGACCCGGGCCCGCAGCCGCTCCAGCTCGGCAGCGGTCTCCGGGGACTGGAGCAGCTGCGCCGACTGCAACGCCTCAGCGAGGAGCATCGGGTTCGACGAGTGGTTACGCATGGCGCGAGCGATCGCATCCGCCGCGCGGAACACCTGGGGCGCGGTCATGCCGCCACCGCCGCGCGGATGTAGTGCATGACGGACTCACCCATCGGCACCGGCACCGACACCCGCACCGGCACCCGACCACGGGCCCGCGACGGCGGCGTCTCGGTCAGCAGCGTCCACAGCTCCAGGCCGTCACCGGCCGAGCTGACATGGATCCGGCCGCCCAACTCGCGCAGCCACAGGCCGAGGTCGTCCAGGTCGGCGACCGTCACGAACACGGCGTCGGGCCGGGCGATCATCGTCGGCGCGGGCAGCGGGGTGTAGTCGAGCAGCACCTCGACGGCGATCCGGTTGTCGCTGGTCTGCCCGTACTCGTGAAGAGTGCGGACGGTAGTCTCTGTGGCCATCGGTGGCCTCACTTCCTGTGGTGGTGGGGTGCGCCGTACGAGGGGTCGCCGGGCCTGCAAGCGGGCGGCCCTTCGGCGCGTTCAGGGGGTGGGTCAGGCGGCGTCGGCCGCCGCCGGCACGCGTTCGGTGACGCGGCGAGCCGGCCGAGCGAAGATCGGGCGAAGCGTGTCGACGACGTCCGACGGCGGCTCCGGCGTAGCGGCCACGCGCTCGCGGATCTGAGCGATCACCTCGTCGCCGAGGAGCGCTCGCCGTTCGGCGGCCCTCACGCCGCAGCCTCGATCGCGACGCGCTCCATGACCTCGCGAATGTCCAGGTCATATGCCTCGGAGAGGCGCATGGCCGAATTCAGGTCAGGCTGCGCTTCACCCTTGAGGTACCGGTAGACGGAGGACTCGGAGATCCCGGTTCGGCGGTAGATCTTCCAGCCGGTTGTGTCGCCGTGTGCTGCCGTCTTTTCGAGGAGCTTGGCCACGTTCAGGCGGTACACGTACTCACTCCTCTCGTGGGTGTCGCTGCTGGTAGCAGGGGGTTCCTTGCTCACGAGGGAGACTCTGCCATGAAAATCCCTCCCTAGCAAGGGAGCTTGTTGGGCAGGGAGGAGTCTTTTTGGCGTCGAACCTTTGTTCGTCAACTGGAGTGAGCTGTGTTGATGCAGGTTGCTGGCCTGATGGGGACTCTTGCGGGCCAGGGAGTTTCTGGTTACTCCCTAGGTAGGGAGGTAAAGTGGCGGGCCATGACCGCCCCCCAAGAGCCGACGCCCGCGCAACGATTCCGCGACGTCGTCGTGCCAGCCGCCGTACGCGCCGGCTACACCGGCCATGGAGCGAAAGCGCGATTCGCTAAAGACACCGGCATGGCCGACAGCACCGTCACCCGACTGTGGCAGGGAAAGGCCATACCGGACAGTCGGTTCTTTCAGGGAATCGCAGACGTGACCGGCCTCTACCTGGGCACTCTCCTCGTCGAGGCTGGCCTGCTCTCACACGAAGCACTTCAGTCACTGTCCGAAACGGATCGGTCGCAGGTAGGCTCAGCACTCACTCCAGAGGAAGCTGCTGACCGCCTAGGGATCACAGATGACGTTGGACGAGAAGTGTTCTTTCGAACCATCGATCGTCTCAAGCGTCTCGAAGACGACAACCCTGAGCGCGGCAACGACCACGGAGAGGCAGCAGCACAGATGTGACGCGGGGGTACACATGGGTCTCACGAGCGGTTCGCGAGCCACACTGGTGGCAGCAGCAGCGGCAATGCTCGGAGGTCTTCCCATACTCCTCTACGGCATATGGCGCGACGACACGGCACGCTCCATCGGTGGGGCGTGCCTCGTCGTAACTGCGCTGATCCTCGTCGCACTCGTCCTCATACGGCGCTGGATAGTCGACACCAGCAACGAGCGCCGGGCCCTGGCCGACGAACAGCGCCAGGCCAGCGAGGCGCACCACCGCTATATCGCCTCACAGGCCGCCCTCGAAAACGAGCAGGCCCGCCTCAACCGCGACATGGCCACCGAACGCCACCGCATCGCCGCGCAGCTCATCGCCGAACGCGAAGCGATGCGCGACGAGTTCGAGGAACAGAAGGCCGCCCTCGTCGCCGAGACCATGGAAGTCACCGTGCGGATGTTCCACAACGGCAAGCTCGCGCCGGAGGACGCCCCCCGGAAGAACAACCTCATCCAGTTCCCGAAGGAACTCCCGACGCAGGCCCCTTCCCGGCAGCGTGAACGCTCCCGCGAGCATGGCGTGGTTGGGCCCTGAACCCCTCCTCGCCAGCGAACACCAGCGTGATGCGACCAGGCTCGATCGAGCGAACACCACGGGCTCGTGCCCGATTCAGCCGCACGTTCACGCAGGCCCGCACTACGCTCCGCTGCTGTTCGATCGTCAACGCCTCCCAACGATCCTCTACATCCTCGGCGCCGAGTAGGCCCTTCAGCAGCGGCGGTGCCTGCACCACCTCGGTTGCTTCCCGAGCCTTCTTGATCTGCGGCAAGAGGGCTGCCTCCAGCGTGGCGAGCGACGCGACCGAGAGCAGAGGCTCACCGGTCTCCTCGTCGAACGTGGCTGCCTTGTTCCGGGCCTCCTCCATCTGTGCCTCCAAGGCCTTCAGCCGCACCCGGGCCTTGGCCGCCCGAGCCTGCTGCTCGTCCGTACGGAACGCATCCGCGGCCCGCGTGCGCAGCCAGCCCAACAGGGCCTCCTCGACGTAGCCCTCCAGCAGCTCGGTGCGCATCATCGTGTGATAGCCCTCCGAGCACTGGTACGCCCGTGCACCCCGGCGCGTCTTCACCGTCCGCAGATGCGGGTGGTGGCTGCACTCACCGCACCGCCCGATCCCCGACAACAGATGCTTCACCGACCAATCCTTGGTCGTCAGCCGAGCAGGGTCGCTGACGATCTGCTGCACCTGGTCGAACAACTCTTGCGACACGATCGCCGGCCACGTGGCCTTGCCGATGACCTCGCCCCGGAACACACGCAGCCCGGCATACCCGGGATTCCGGAGCATGTTGGAGACGTGGTAGAGCTGCCACTTCTTACCCGGCCGGCGCTCGCCTTCCTTGCGAAGGGCCTGCACGATCGAGTACTCGGTTTCGCCAGCGGCGGTCCGTTCGAAGACGTCCAGCACGATCGGCGCCCGTTCCGGGTGTTTGCACTGCTCGATCAGTTCACCGGTGTCGGGGTCGTAGCGGCGGGCGTAGCCGTAGAGGATGCGGCCGTGCGGGGTGCCCTTCTTCGCGGTGGCCCGGGTCGTACGCAGGTTGCGGTCTCGGATGCCCTCGGCCTCGTCCTCGGCGGCGATGGCGTCCATCGCGGTCGCCTTGAGGTCCTCGCGCTTCGACAGGTCAAAGACCTGGCCGTTGTAGCAGAGGAGGACATTGTTCGCCCGGCAGGCGTTGCGCAGCAGGATGTACGCCTCGATGTCGCGGTAGTAGCGGGAGGCCTCGAACGCGACGACGATCTTTCCTTTGCCGGATTCAATCGCCTCGATCAGTGCCTCGAAGTCCCGGCGCTTGCGCTTCGCGTGGCGGCTGGCGCTGCGGTCTACGTCCTGGTCGAAGACTTCGGCGATCGGCCAGCCGTACGCCTCGCACATCTCCCGGCCGGTGGCGATCTGGTCGGCGACTGAGCGGCCCTTCTTCTTCGGGTCGCGTGAAGCGCGGCCATACAGCAGGGCGTCGAAGACGACGTCCGGATGGACCATATGCAGGTACTCGGGCGCGATCGGCATGGACCGAGCTTAGCGAAAACAGTGCCCACCAGACATTGTCCGGTGAGAAGTTCGCATAGGGGGGTGCGTTACGGGGAGGGAAGATCGTTGCGCGTGAGGGAGGATCAACGCCCTGAGCTGCGGTTACTCGCCCGTGACTTCGTCGATCAGCTGAAGCGTGTCGTCGAGGCGGGTACGCAGTCGCTCGATCAGGAGGATAAGGCCGGCGGTCGGAAGCTGGGCGAGGTCCTCGGATCGGGCGTAATCGAGGTCGCGGCGGGCGAAGTCGATGCGCGCCCGCTGGACGTCGGTCAGGGCCCCCGGAGTTTCGCGGGACTGCTCGTCGGTCATGTCGTGCCACCTGCCGGGCGTGCGTGGGGGGAGGGGAGGCGTGGGGGGCCGTCCGTAATGGTCAACGCGCCGATTGCCGCAGGTCAATAGGGGGATGATCACGCCATCCGAACGAGTGTTTTAATCTACGAAACCTTGCGCTCGGCAGGGTAAGCGGTCTCGCGATGTACCACTGATGGTACAGACATTGATCAACACGGAGTCCAGCGTGTACCCGTGCCGTCCGATCCGATGCCCGACTGGGTCATCACCCGCCGCCGCCAGATCGGAGACAACGTGCGCGCCGTCCGCGTCCGGCGACAGCTCACCCAGGAGACACTCGGGGAGTTGACGGGACTGGACCGCAAAACGATCAACAGGATCGAGCAGGGCACCCACGGCACGAACGTCGACTACCTGCTGCTCATCGCCGCCGCCTTAGATACGCCACTGTCGGAGCTGGTGGCGTGATGGGCGGCTGCCCTGATGGATCCTCGGCACGAGCAGCCGCCCCCTTCCGGATGGAAGGTCGACACCAACGGTGTCCCCCTGGCTGGCTGCCAGGAGCTTGGATGAGCGGCCCGCCCCGCGGGGGATTTCCGGGACGGGCCGCTCGGGAACCGGTGCCGGCGCGGCCGGCGACGCGTCGGCACCGGTGGTCAGTTGTCCGCCTTGGGCGGGCCGTGAGGGTGGCGGCGGATACGGACATTGCAGTCACTGACGGTCGACAGGTCACCCTGCTGCCTGGACATCTCCCGCTGCCGGGCCAGCGCTTGACACTCTGCGCAGTCGTGCACTGGAGTCGGTTCGGGAAGCGGCAGGCCGAGGTGGACGGGGCGGGGAGTCACAGCCACCCCCGCCGCAGGAACAGGCGCAGCAGCGCCCGGCCAATGAGGCAGGTGTCGCTGCCCCTGCATGACTTGCACCTCTCCAACGTGTGGTCGAACAGCGCAAGATACGCATGCTCGCTGACGTGGCGTCGGCAGCCGCGAGGGAACCAGCGCATTGGCGACATGGTCCCGTCCACTCCGGCCATGCGCTCGCCGAGGTCTACGGCCGCCTCGCCGGTGAGCGGCTCCTCGTGGCGGTCCCAGACGCACACACGGCCCTCGACTTGGGCGTCTGTCAGTGTGGCCAGGTCGGGCACGGCCAGCTCAGCTATGGCCTGTGGGGTGATCTCTGTGGTGGTGCTCATCTGCTGCCCCCTCGTGAATCTCGGCCCAGATCTCCGGCTGGTCCGCCGTGTCGCAGCTGCCCCAGTGGTCCGCGCTGGCGAGCGCGGGGAGAACCTTGTCCCACGTGGATCTGTCCTTGGGGTCTGGTGCCGTGGCGTGGATGCGGGTGCGCCCGTCGAGAGCAAGCAGATGCACCGGCCCGTCGAGGGCCCGCTCCAGCGCGGTACGCAACGCTGCTGCTCGCAGGCTGATAGGCACGACACATCCCCGCTCTCGTGCGAGAGAATGACTCTCGTACGAGAGTAGCGAGACCGGCACTACTCTGTCACGCAGGTCACACGGAAGGGAGGCGGACAGTGAGCGAGACGCCGCTGTACCTACGCGTCGCTGAAGAGCTGCGCGCCCTCATCACCACCGGCCAGCTCCCACCCGGCGCCCGCCTCCCATCCGTCGCCGACCTCATCCAGCAGTACGGCGGCAGCAACTCGGTAGCCAGCCGGGCGTACAAGGTCCTCGTGGATGACGGGCTGGTGGTGTCCCGGCACGGTGTCGGCCACTACGTCCGCGGCCCCGAGACACCCGAGCTGCTCGTCCGCCGGCACCGACGCCGGTCGGAGGATTCGCCGTTCGCGCAGGGCGCGGCTGAGCAGGGCGCGGTGGGCACGTGGCGGCACGAGTCCACCACCGAGCAGGCCTCCGAGACCGTGGCCGCCCGGCTCGGCATCACGGCCGGGGACCCGGTCATGCACACCAGCTACGTCTACCTCGCCGACGAACGGCCCGTGCAGCTCGCCGAATCGTGGGAACCCCTCGCCCTCACCGGTCAGTCCCTCGTCGCCCTGCCCGAGGTCGGTCCGTACGCCGGCGTCGGGGTGGCCGCGCGAATGCGAGTCCTCGGCATCGAGGTCGGTGACCCGGTCGAGAGGGTGCGTGCCCGCATGGCCACCCGGCAGGAGGCGCAGGCCCTCGGCATGACGCCACCCGGGCCGGTCCTGTTCGTTGAGCGGACCTACTACGACCAGGCCACCGGCCGCCCGGTGGAGACGGCGGACGTCGTGATGCGCGGCGACCGGTGGGTGGCCATCTACGGGCAGGCCCCGGCCGGGAGCTGACCCCGGACATGACGAATGGCCCCCTCCCGCCCGAAGGCGAGAGGGGGCACGGCTGTTCATGGGTACTGTCTGCGGTACGGATCGAGTCCCGCAGACAGCAGGCCATCACTGTTGCCAGGCTCGTCGGGAGGCGGGGCGCCATCGCGGCGGCACACGAGCGCGTCAGGGTCCCAACTCGGGGCCTGGAGTGAGTAGCCGTCGGGGCAGTCCGGGCCAGGCGGCCCCTGCTCACCACGGGGTCCCTGCTCACCCTGCGGTCCCTGCTCGCCGGGCGGTCCCTGTGGTCCCTCCGGTCCGGCCGGGCCCTGCGCGCCGTCCGCTCCGGGTGCACCGTCCTCCCCAGGCTCGCCGGGTTCGCCAGGAACGCCGGGCTCGCCATCCTGGCCGGGCGTCCCCGGTGCGCCATCGTCACCAGGCTGTCCATCGGCGCCGGGCGAGCCGTCCTGCCCTGGCCTGCCGGGGTCGCCCTGCCGGCCAGGTATGGGCACGGGCACCTCGGCTCGGTCGGGCAGGTCGTCCACCGCCACCGATGGGTCGGGGGCGACGGGCTCCGCGCCCTCGCTCTTCACCTGCTCCCGCAGCTGCCGCACGTCGGTCGCGAGGGTGGAGACGGCGTCGCCCCTCCTGTTCGCCTCGGCGACCGCGCTGTTCGCCTTGGCGACCGCTTCCTGGCGTGCAGTCGCCTCGGCGTCGATGCGGGACCAGATGATGACGACAGCGCCGGACAGGGCGACCAGCCAGCACATCAGCGCCGCCGGGCGCCAACGCCGGGCCAACGCTCGCTCTGTCCGGGTCACGGTTGTCCTCCGAGTTGGATGATGATGCCGCGCAGCCGGGTGATCTCGGCTTGATCGGTGGCGCGGAGGCTGGCCTGCTCGGCGAGTTCCTTGTGCAGCTCGGTGACCTTGCGGTCGAGTCTGTCCCGCTCCTCTTGCAGGTTGTCCGTCAGCGACGAGAAGCCGGTCAGGGCGTTCTCGCCGCGCTTCCCGAGGTACGCCACCACCGCGCCAGCGAGTCCGCCCACACCCACCAGCAGTGCGCCGAGGGCGGTGAGGGTGGTGACGTCCAACGGGGTTCTCCTAGACGCTCGGCGCCGTGCTGGCGGAGTTCTTTGGACCGATCAACCGAGCCAGCAGGCCCTTCACCAGGGTGACGACCGCAGCCAGCCCGGCCGTGCCGACGCCCTCCCAGAAGGACACGCTGAGCATGTCGGCCGGGCCCGCAGCGAGAGCGACCGCGCCGGCCGCGCCGAGGAACGTCCAGATGATCCGCTCTATCAGGTCGACCGCGTAGGTTCTGGCGGTCTTCACCACGGTCTCGGCGGCGGGGAGGTGGAGTTCGGACATGGGCAGTTCCTCGTTTCAGACGGGCTGCGCGAGTGAGCGGCAGCCGATGACGGTCCCGGAGGCGTTGCGCACCTCGCGGTAGGGGACGAGCAGGTCACTGCGCCGGTCGGCGAGCGCCAGGGCGACGACGAGCGAGACGATGTACTGGACGCCATCCCGCTTGGGCGGCAGGTTCTGGGCGTGACCGAACTCGACCAGCTCGGGCCACATGCCGCTACTGACTTCGAACGTGGCCAGCCGTGCGGGGGTCGCCTCGGGCTGGATGACCTCCCGCAGATGCGGTTCGAGGTCGTCGATACCGTCCTCGCGCTCGTCCCAGTAGAGGCGGATCGGGTGCGGGGTGAGGTTGAGGATCACTCGGCGAGCCTCTCGGCGAGGTTGACGGCGACCTTCTCCGCGATCTGCTCGGCGAGCGCAGGGTTCGAGGCGACGGCAGAGGCGAGGGCAGCGATGTCCGCGTCGCTCATGTCGACCGTGCCCGCCGCGCCTTCCAGGTTTCGGATGCGGGCGACAGCCTCACGCACGCCCTCCGCCGTCGTCTGGATGGCGTACCGCGCGGTCCACGTGTCGTTCGCGATGGTCTTCCCGTCCGCCGCGAAGTAGTCCGGGTTGTTGTACGGCGGCCGGGCGGCGGGGATCTCGTCGGCCCACCAGATGCGGCGCAGGTCGCTGTTCTCCAGCACCCCGCCGCCCGCGATGAGCTTCGCCACCACGGCGTCGGCGACCTTCCGGACGTCGCTGTCGGTCAGCGCCATGTCGTCGTCGTTTCCTTCCCACTGTCCCGCCGGGAGCGCCAGGCACGCGGCCAGGTCACGGCGGAAGTCGGTCATGTCGATGCCGCGCGGGTCGACCTTCCAGTCGGACCACTCCAGGTGGCCGATCGCGCTCTTCGCGCCCCAGCCGTGCGCGCGGCAGATCGCGGCGGTGGCCTTGACCATGGCGACGTACTGCACGCGCGGCCACGGGTCGCGCCCGTCGCCCTCGTTCTCGCACTCCCAGCCGTAGAAGCGGGCGTTGCCGTCGACCGCGCCCGGCGATCCGTCGTGCTTGCGTGTCGCCAGGGGCCGGTCGCCGTAGGACTCGCCGATGACGGCGTCCAGGACGGCGCCGTCGCCGCCGCCGGCGTGGTTGGCGCGGCCGTTGCCGGTCAGGTGGACGATGCCGTCCTTGGTGATGCAGCCGGTGGAGAGCGGGCCGGGCAGGGCGCTGTGGCCGTCGTAGATGAGGTTGACGACGTCTGTGCGGGGTCCGGTGACGGTGTGGTGGATCATCACGCCATGCACGGGTCCCCAGGCGCCCTTGTGGTTGCGGCTATGGGTGCGCCAGCTGCGGACCTCGTGGACGGTCACGCCTTCCGCGCGGAGGGCGTCCACCAGCCTCGACGCGGACAGGGGTGCGGCCATGGGGCCTCCAGGCATGAGAAAGGCCCCGGCCGGACGGCGCGGGGCGTACGAGGCGGGGCGAGGGTCAGGCGGTCGGCGTCATGGTCTCCGAGTAGGAGTACGACCGAGTCGCGGAGAGGATCCGGAAGTCCGAGCTGGACGCGATCAGGTCGACGAACTTCTGGAAGATGCCCGCCAGTTCGGGCGCGTCGGGGTTGTCGGTGGTCGCCGTGATGTTGAAGGTGACCGGGTAGTCGCCGATGTGGTCGGTGCTGCTGACCATTGCCGTCCAGCGGCTTTGGCTGGGGCCTTCCGGGGCGCCGAGAGGCATCAGGGGTCTCCTAGTTGTCGATGATGAAGCTGACATGCAGCCGAAGATTGCGGTTCAGGGTGATGTCTCCGGACGCCGTGCGCAGAGTGCAGATGCCGTCCGTCCCGATGACGAACCCGCCTTCACTGGAGCCGTCGTCCCAATAACCGTTGATGGTGCCGTTGGTGGGCCGCCACCCGGCCGGCACCGTACAAATCTGGGTGTCGTTGATGTTGCCGGTGGTGGCGGTGATCGTGCCGCCCGTGCGGTTCATGTAGATGTCCAGCACGACGCTTCGGCCGGTCCGGTAGCCGCGGAAGTCGTTGACGGCGAAACCCGATGCGGCGGTCAGGCCGGAGTCCGTCGTAGTCACGGGCGGGCCGTCATTCAGGCGGCCGTCGGTCATCCGCATGCCTGGCTGCCACAGGGTCACAACTGCCTCCTACAGGGCCACGATCGAGGGCTGAGCGAGCCACACAGGCTCGCCCGCAGCCTGCGCCTTGGTGATGCCGTTGACCGAGCGGGTGACGGTCATCCGCTGCGGGTGGCTGGTCTCGGTGAAGTCGTCCCACGACGCGACGACAGGCAGGACGTTCGTGTTGGCGGACGACAGGATGGAGCGGGTGCCGACGCTCCCGGCCGCGCTCAGGTCGGTGTCCGTGGTCTCCACCTGCCATGTGCTCGGCTCAGGCCTGCCGTCCTGCCAGGCCTTTGCGCGCAGTGTGGACGCGGTCACCTGGAAGCGGATGTGGAAGCGGCGGCCGGCGGCGTGGGTGAGGCCGGTGGTGTGCTGCACCAGGAAGGTTTCCGCGCCCGCCACTCGCTTGCGCAGGGTGAGGATGACGGCCTGGCTGGTGGAGAACTCCAGCCTGGCCAAGTAGGCGTTGTTGACGTCCAGGTAGCGCGCGGCCAGGGCGAGGAAGTGGCTGCCGCCGGTGGCCAGGGCGCTGGTGGCGACGCTGGCGGTCAGGTCGACGTCCGCGCCCGGGGCTGGGGCCGTCGTCCAGCGGCTCACGTTCACGGAGCCGAGGGACACCAGGCCCCGGCCGAGGAACGCGCTGCGGACTGCGGCCGCGTACAGGTCGAACGATTCGGTGCGTTGGCCGCTGTCCCGCATTGCCCGCGTGGTGTCGCCGTTCGGGAAGAACGACTCCCGCAAGGCGCGGGACATCTCCAGCTGTACGCCCGCGCTACGGGTGTTCTCGTTGCAGATGTTCGCCGGGTCCGTTCCGGCGATCTCCGACGGCGCGGTGACCACGGCAAACCCGGCCGTCTTCAGCCGCTCGGTGACCTTGTTGACCATCTCGGTGTCCAGGCCGCCGATGGCAGTCTCCGCAACACCGTGGGTCCCGGTGTAGCCGTGGAAGGACAGGGTGCGCCTGGAGGCGCCCACCAGGGCCACACAGTTCGGCTCGTCGAAGTTCGTCGAGGTGATGTGCAGGTCGATGTTCCCCGAGGGCTTGAGGCCGGCGAACTCGTAGTGGTCCATCAGGCCGGCGCCGACCTCGCGGGCCATCTCGCCGGATCCGGCCTCGATGCCGCCCCCGTGGATGGCGATGGACGTCCACGTCGCGCCGGCCACGTCGACGGTGCGGCGCTCGTAGTCCACGCCTTCCGTTTCCGCGGCCGCCAGTTCGGCGTAGTTGTTGTACAGGTCGCCCATCTACTCACCCCCGACGCTGTAGTCCGTGCTGCTGCCGCCGGTGGTCGTCCAGGCCTGCCCGGAGTCTGCCGTGCCCCATCCGGTGGTGACGGTGCGGGTGAAGGTGTCCTGTACCGCGTATGTGCAGGAGGAGAGCGTCATCACCTCGCCTCCGGCGCGGATGTCGACGGGGAAGTCGATGGGGTCCGTGGTCCACGGCCTGCTGAGCGTGGCGGTGACGTTCAGGGTGGTGTCGTCCGCGTCCACTGCGGCAGCCAGCTCGGTGCCGTCGGTGTCCACCCAGCCGAGCTGCGAGTGTCCCACCACGCCGACGTTCCATGGCTGGCCGGGGGTGCAGTTGAAGATGATGTCCCACTGGAACTCGCTGGCGAACGTCTCCTCGTAGCCCTGCACGATCAGTTCGATGTCACCGGGGGCCAGCCACGGCGGCGGGTTCTGGATGACGATCTTGTCGCCGACGTCGGTCGCGAGGATCTGATCCGCCAACTCCGGGGCCTGGTGCACCATCACGTGCACCTGCGGATACCTGCGGCCCTCGTACGTGCCGAGGTGCAGCCGCCAATACGCCTGCGGCTCCGTCTGCGCATCATCGTGCAGGTTCAGCGTCACCGACGTGTCGTACGGGCCGACACCGTTCGGCGGGGCCTGCACGGACAGCGCCCCCTCCTCGAGGACCGCACGCGCCGACGAGCCGCCCGTGCGGGACACCGTGACGTCGTTCGCCGTGGCGTCGTCGTCGCCCGTGGGCTCCAGGGGCGGCGCCAGCCCGGGCGTGGTGTAGTCCAGCACGAGCGCCGGCGTCTGGTTGTACATGCCGGCCCGGTCGCGGTAGCGCAGTGCGGGCCGCTCCCGGTCCTCGTAGAGGATGCCGCCGTCGGCGTCGGCCGCGTCCTGGAGCAGGGTGAGCATGGCGTCCGGGCGTTGCGGCCCGACCTGCTCCTGTTCGGAGACGACACCGCACACGGTCAGCGGCAGGCTCTCCTCAGTGGCCAGGCGCTGCATGCGCTCGCCCGCAGTCTCACCCGTCCAGGCCTCGATCGCTCCCTCGTAGGCGGTAGTGCCGTTGCCGCCGATCCAGGGTGCCCAGGCGGAGATGTGCCCGAGTGCGAGGCCGTCGAGGTTCGAGGAGTAGCCATCCGGCGGTGAAGCGACGGCCGTGGGGCGGCCCACGGTCCCGGCGAAGGTGCCGTCAGCTTGGCCGGCGTCGCCGCCGACGTCGGTGAACACGATCCGCCAGTCGACGTTGGCGCCGTCCTGGTTCACCTCGAACCGGACCTGAATCCACTGGCCGAACAGGTCCGGGCCGGTGGAGAAGCTGTTGGTGAAGACGGTCCCACCGTCGTCGTCCTTGCCGATGATGCGGATCTCGGTGTCACGCTGCTGGATGAACCACTCGCGCACGGTGCCGGTGCTCAAGATCCTCATGTACGTGTTGAGCGTGGTGTTGGCCTGGTCCAGACGGTAGATCCACTGCACCTGCCACGACGTCTGCGCCGTGGCAGGCGCCGGGATCCGGCCGTACATCATCGGCAGCTCGCCGCCCCCAGAGGCGAGCACCGGCAGCGGGTTCGACGAGGGCAGGCTGTCAGCGCTGGCCCAGTCCACGCGGGACAGGGACAGCGGCCGGACACCAGCGATCGGCGACGCCGCTTGGGTGGCGGTCTGACCGTCCTCCATCGGCCAGTACGCCAGCGGCCCGTACGAGGGGATGCGGCGGCGCAGCGTGGAGTCCAACGCCTTGGTGCCGCGGCCCAGGCGGCGCAGGATGCCCGCGGTCTGCGCCTCCACCCACACGTGCGTGCCGGAGGGGTGCCAGCGGGTCGGGTAGGCGGCCAGCTCGTGGGAGAGCCGCGTGTGCCGATTGGTGATCGAGGCGGCCCCGCTCACCGTCCATGTGCGGCCCGCCGAGTCTACGAACCCGGTGATGCCCGGCGTCTGGGCGGTGAAGTCCGGCGCAGCCACGACCGTGCCGTTGATCCCGCTACGCACCTCGGCCTTGTGGATGCGCCCCAGGGCATCGGTGAACGCGAAGTTTGTGGCGTCCCCGACCTTCAGCGCGGTGGCGGTGTTGGCGATCAAGGTGGTGCCGGCCTGCACGACCGGAGAGCCGAGTTGCGTCCACGGCCCGGCCATCGTCGGTGCGGTGTAGAAGGTGATCGTGCGGCCACCTGCGCCGTTGTCGACGTCCAGCGTGGCGCGCAGCGCCAGGCGCCCGCCGGCCGGGATGGGCAGGGGAATGGACTGGGCTTGCAGGAAGCTTGTGCCGTCCGGCGACCAGCGGAACAGCAGCGTGTCGTCCAGGGTGCCAAGCAGCCAGGACTGCCCTGAGCTGCTGTACTTGGCGAACAGGTCGAAGACGCCGGTGGTGCCCGGGAGGGGCTGCAACCAGTTCAGCAGGGTGAGGTCTATGCGGACGTCGATGTCGCCCGTGATGTCGAGGGCGGCGGCGTCCGGGGTGGACGCGTCGCCGCCGTTCTCGGGGATCTCCAGGAAGGTGGCGCCTGACCGCAGGGACAGCCGGAACGGCGTGTTCCTTCCGAACTGGCCGTAGTACGGGCCCATCGGGTTGTCCGGGCTGAAGCGGCCATCGGTGTTGTTGAGCAGGGGACGCAGGTCGGACGGGTCTACGCGGGCGCCCTGGTCCTGGCGGCCACGCGTGTGCGTCAACGCCTGCCGCTTGAGGATCTGGCCCGTGGCGTCGACCCACACCCCGCCGATCTGGAGCTCACCACGCAGGTCCAGGTCCACGACTCCTCCTATCCACGTCCTCGCCCGTAGGTCTTCTGCACGGAGCCGCCGCCCTTGACCGCGACCGTTTCCCGGATGATGTGCGTGAGCAGGGCCTCGACCCTGCCGCTCGAACCGGGGCGCACTTCCAGCACGATCGGCTCACGCCGCCGGGTCCCGCCCGACGCGTGAGCGCCCGGCACTGCGCCGAGGCCGGGCGCCGCCAGGTCCGGCACGGTCGGGGCCGGCAGGGTGTCCATGACCTTGCGCAGGTACGGCAGCTGGTCCGTGATGCCACGGCCGAAGTCGCTCGCGAGCGCCCGGCCGGAGTGCAAGGTGTAGCCCTTGCCCGAGAACGGGCCCTCCTTGGCGGGGCTGAACGGGAAGAAGTTACGGGCCGCGGACACGACGCCGCTGGCCGCGTTCTTCACACTGCCGATCATCGACTTGATGCCGTTGATGAAGCCCTGGATCAGCGACCGGCCAGCCCCGGCCAGCATGCCGGCGAGGTTGCCGAGCGCCGAGCGTGCCCGTCCGGGCATGCCCCGCACCAGGGAGACGAACGCGAGGGCCTTCTGAGCTGCGGCGTCCCGGAAGCGCTGGAAGGCGTTCGCCGCGGCATTCCGCAGGGTGCCCGCGAGTCCGGCGATCGCCGAGCCGATCCGGCGCGGCAGCCCCATCATCCACGCGACCAGCTGGAGGTTTTTGCGGATCGCCCAGTCCTTCGCCTGGCCGAACCAATTCGCGATCTTGCCGGGGATCTTCGACAGCCAGTTGATCGCTGCCATGATCCCGTCGACCGCTGCCACGATCGCGACCTTCACCGCCGCCCACACGGCCTGCACGATGTTCCGGAAAGTCTCACTCTTCTGGTAGGCGACGACGACGATGGCGACCAGCGCCACGATCGCGGCGATCACCAGCCCAACCGGGTTCATCATCATCACCGTGTTGAGGAGCCCCTGCACGATCGCCCACCCGCGGGTGACGGCCGCGGCGATCCGCGTGTACAGCGTGTACGCCTTGATCGCCAGACCGATCGCTGCGAATCCGGTGGCGATGCCCATCAGCACATCCGGCGGGATCTGGTTGATCAGCCGCGCGAGCTGTACGGCGATCATCGCCGTAACCCCGAGCATCGGAGACAGCGCCGCGATCACCTCAATCGCGGCCGACGCAAGCGTGCCGAGCGTCTGACCGCCCTCGCGCGCCAGCTCCATGAAGGTCGCGAAGCCCTGGCTGTCTTTCAGGCCGGTGGCCCAGTCGGCGAAGGCGGCCGTCATCTTGACCAGGCCGCCGGTCATGTCGTCCGACACCGGCAGGAAGGCCTGCAACAGGCCCCCGAAGCCGATGCCCAGGTTCTTGATGACCTGGAGGAAGTCCGACAGCGCCGGGCCCGCAGCCGCGGACATGTCCGCAGCCCACTCCTTGAAGCCGGCGGACTTCACCCCGGCGCCGACCTCGTCGAGGAACCCACCGAACGCATCGGCCGCGCCCTTGACGAACGGCGTCAGGGTCGGCAGCAGATCCCGGAGGATCTGGATGCCCTTGGTGAACACAGGCATGGTCGTCGAGCTGAGGGAGTTCGACCAGTCCTCGTGGTCCTTCTTCAGCCCCTGAAGGGCGATCGCGTAGTCACGCGTCGCGGGCGGCAGCCCGTCCAACTCCCGCTTGTACGCGGCATCGGCCTCCGTGGCCGCCTTCGTCGCCGACTCCGCCTCCCGCAGCGCCGCCTTGTACTCGTCGCCGCCCTTCTTCGCGAGCTTCTGCGCCGCGGCCTTCTTCAGCGTGGCCTTCTCGTGAGCCGCCTCCGCCTTCTCGGCGGCGGCCGTCGACTCCGCCACAGCGTCCAACTGCGGCTTGGCCGCCAGCTGGAACGCCTTCACCGCCAAGCCAGCCGCAACCGCCCCGGCCGCGAGGCCGCCCAGAGCAGCCGTCACCGCAGCGACGTAGGGCGCACCCGGGCCGAGGGCCAGGAGCGCAATGCGGACCTTCGTCAGGCCCTTACCGGCTTCGTCCGAGCCCCGCCCGATACCGTCGGCCAGGCCCCGGCCAGCCGCCTCACCCTCGGAGACGAACCGGCCTCGGATGTCCCTGAGACGGCCCTCGGTGTCCCGCTGGAGGCCCCGCAGCCGCAGCCGGGCCGCGTCCATGCCCCGAGAGAACCCGCTGTCGTCGGCACGGATGAACCCGACCAGCTCGCCGATGGACAGGGCCACAGTGCACCCCCCATCGGCGCGCACGGCGCCCTGTTCAGTTGTGGATCAGCCGTGCAGCGCGGAACGCACCTGCTGCGGATCGTCGATGACGGCGATGAAGTCGCCCGCTACGTGCCGGAACACCGCCTCCGGCGACAGCCCACCGAGCAGGTTGTAGAAGCGGCGCCGGGTCAGGCGCGCGATGTCCTGCGGGCCGAGCCGGTACTCGCGCGCGAAGTCGGCTTCGATCGCCCACCACCAGCGGCGGACCGCTTCGCGGGTGCGCCAGTCGCCCTTCTGGCCGCCCGGTTCGGCCCCTTCGGGCCCACCTGTTTTCCCTCACCGCCCCCGTTACGCACCAGATCGAGTGCCTCGGAGAAGCTGATGTCCTGCCCGCCGGCCTGCGCCATTCCCCAGGTGAGGACCGTCTGGAACTCCAGGGATCCCATGCCCGCGTCGATCCATGCTTCGAGGATGTCCTCGCCGAACAGCAGGGCGACCAGCTCGGCGACGTCCTCCTCGGCCTCGGACTCGCGTAGTTCGTCGATGCGCCGCTCCATGACGAGCGGCATGTCCGTCGGGACGCGTACCTCGATGCCGCGGATGACCTCGGTGCGTCCGCTGGACACCTCGGACCAGAAGGCGTCCCACGTCTCGTGGGTGGCGGCGGTCATACGATCGCCGCCGTGGTGGACGCGCCGGACCGGGTGAACGTCGCCGACCAGGTGACCTTGTCGTTGTTGCCGCCGCCCTGGTCGCCGAGGTTGACGTGCGCCGTCCACACCTCCCATGTGGTGTCACCCGGGGCGTGGAAGCGGAGCTTGATGAGGGAGGCCGTGCCGAGGAGTTCGGACGCGGCCTCGACGCGCTGTTGCCCGGTGTCGGCCGGGTCCCGTAGCCCCTCCAGCTCCAAGGTCTTGCCGATCTGCATCTTCTGCGACTCGGCCTGGCCGTTGCTGGCGAAGACGGTGGTGTCGGCGGTCTCCTCCTCGTGCCCCTTGGAGAAGGTGTTGATCTGGCCGATCTCCAGCCACGTCGCCGGGGTCGCGGACTCGATCTCGAACACGCAGTCGCGCGCGTTGTATTGCGCCATCGTGGGCCCTCCTTCGGGCATGGGTGAGAGCCCGCACGCGCACGGCGCCGGGCGAGATGAGAGGGGGTTGCTACACGCGGTGGGTGGACGCGTTGCGCACGTCGAGGCGGAAGTTGCAGACGTGCTCGTGACGGCCGGAGTCGTCTTGGCCCATGTAGGCGGGCGCGGCCTGGATGGCGATGGCCAGCTGGAGCAAGGTGCCGTCCGGCAGGGTCACCGGGCCGAGGCCGTGCAGCTCGTCACGGATCGCCGTGCACTTCTGCCGGGAGGGCCGGGGGTCGGTGCCGCCCCGGGTGCGGACCTGAAGCGACACCTCGTCCCAGCCGAGCTTGCTGTCCGACTCGGGCCCGCCGTACAGGGTCAGCGCAACCGCCGCGTCCGGCCGGGAGGGCATCGTCTCGATGAACGTGTCCCCCGTGACCCCGTCCGGGTCGTACGAGAGCAGGCCGCGCGCCTCAAGGTGGCGGGCGACGCCGTCGAGGAGATCAGCCACGTAGCCACCTCCGCAGCGACACCGCCATCAGCTGAAGCACGACGTCCCGCTCCGAGTTCATCGGCGTTTCCAGGTACTTGGCCTGGCGGCCCGGCAGGTGCTTCCAGGTCAGTTCCTCGTGCTGCCTGACCGCATACACCGTGTCAAAGGTGACCGCGCCGTTCATGCCGTCCCGCACCACCCGGCCAGACCGCTCCAGCGTGCCCTCCTCCAGCGGCACAATCTTCCGGGCCTCGCCCAGGATGTGCTCCAGGCCCCGCTGTAGACCTTCCTCGGCCAGGCGCCGGCCGCGTGAGGTCCACTGGCGGCGCCCGTCGAACCGGAATCGGGTGTACTGCGCCACGGCCGCCCCCTATTTGAGCTGCACTTCGAGGTGGTTCGGGACCGGCAGGCCGCCCCCGTCGTGCGGCACCACCGCGATCACCGTGGTTGTGGTGTCGTCCGGCAGCGTCACGCGCGCCTCGGCTTCGATCCCGGCGTCCAGCCGGGTGCGGAACGTTCCCGACGAGGTGGTCTCCTCGCCGTTCTGGCCTCGCACGGTGCGGATGCTGCGCTCCAGCAGGCCCCGCACGACCACCGGCGGCCCGTACCGGGGCCCGTAGGCCGAGTCGCCCAGGTATGCCTCGACCGTCACCTCGTGCCGTGCGAGGAAGCCGGGGAAGCCACTCACGTCCACACCACCTGCTCAAGGCCGAGTTCGGCGAGGATCTCGGCGGCCTCCGGGGTCAGCGCGGTGTCCTCGGCGGTCGCCACCGGTGCGGACTGCCGCGAGAAGGACAGGCCGCCCGCGCTGATGGACGTCCACGGCGATGCGGCCGGGTCCGAGGCATCCCCGGAGGCTGCAGCGTCCCGCTTCGCCCACACCTCCACCTGCGCGCACGTCGCATCCCGGAACGCCTCCCGCACATCCGAATCGGACGGATAGCCGGACGCGTCCACGTCGTACAGAGCCGCCTTCGTGGCCGCCGACACCAGACGGGAGGCCCGCGCCAGCAGCCGCGAAGCGTTCGCCGGGGCCGTCGTCCCGGTGTACGCCTCGTACTCCGCCACCGTGGCGAAGACGCGGGCCATCCGTCATCCCTCCTTCGCGGGCGGCTTCGCAGACGCCCGCACGGACTTCGCCTCCGGCGCCGGGCCAGGGGCCGCCGACGCCGACGCGTCATCGTCCACCCGCTTCCACACCTTCGAGGCGGACAGCCGCTTGTCGTTCGGGGAGTCCGCCACCGTGACCACGGTCTCCACCACCTCGTGGTCGTCGCCGTAGCGCTCGTACTTCGGCATCAGGACGCGTCTCCCTTCCGGCTGTAGGTCTCGGCCAGCTCGTCCCGGGTGGCCTTCTCCGCGTCCTCGCGGGGCATGCCCTGCGACACCGCGTAGTCCACCCACGTGGCCTTGGACGCCGACTTGGCGGGCGGCTCCTGCCGGACCTCCGTCGCGGGCACCAGACCGTCCCCCTTCGGGTCCTCCACGACCGGCGGGGCGCCGAGCCCGGGCGCGACCACCAGCGGCCCGTGAGGGTTCGCCAGACCGGCGTTCGACGGCGGGACGTCGCCCGGCCGCGGGTCGACCGCGGCGTCCCGCAGCGGCGCCGTGTCCGTGACGTCCTGCACGAACCGCGGGTCCGGCACGTCCGCCGTGCGCGCGGCGGGCGGGGTGTCGGTGTACGTCTCGCCGTCCACGGTGTAACCGGCGCCCTGGCAGTACGAGATGACTGCCGGGTTGTCGGTCTCCGCGACGCCGTCCTCGAAGTGGACGCCGCCCGGGCCGGTACCGGTGAAGGAGCGGTTGGGGCTTTCGATGCGTGCCATAGGTCAGATCTCCTCGTCTCGGGTGACCTTGACCAGCCGTCCCGGGTCCACGCCGTGCTTCTCCAGCTCGGCGAGGACTGCGCGGGCGCTGTCACGGTCGAGGTTGTCGCCGGACTCGGCGAGCAGGTCTGCCAGCTCGTCCGCTGTGGCGAAGGTGCGCCGCTTCATCAGGCGCTCTTGATGTTGCGGAAGACGCCGGCGGCCTTCGTGGCCTTCAGGGCGACGGCGATCGGGCCCATCTCGACCTCTCCGGTCTTCACGGCGCCGGCGCGGGTGAAGTCCGGCAGCCACGTTTCGACCAAGTTGCCGACGACGGACACGCCGTGGAAGCCGTCCAGGCCGTAGCGCACGGCGTACAGGTCACCGAGGCCGGTGATGTTGCCGCCCGCGCCGCCCGCGTCCGGGTCCCGGGTGACCAGCGGGATGACGTCGTTGTTCGACCCGGCCTTGGTCTTCAGGTCGACCAGCTCGACGCCGTTGTACCGCATGATCTCGCGGCCGAAAGCGTCCTGGTTCTTGTCGTACTGGTCGGTCCACATGGCCAGCGCCTTGAACAGGCTGAGGGTCTTGCGGTTGCCGTAGATGACGTCCGGGGTCTCGTCGAGGCTGGCCAGCCAGTCGTCGACGTGGCGCAGCGCGGCCATCGCGTCGGCCTTGCTGGCGATGGTCGTCCAGTCGACGTACCCGGTCGCCTCTCCGTTGGAGAGGGGGAGGTACTCGGTGGACGTGCCGGTGAGCACCTTCGAGAGGCCGTCGAAGCCGTTGGCGTCTACCGCCGTGTCGCCGTTGATCACTGCGTCCGCGAACTTCGCACGCGCGGCCTTGATCTTCTGGGACATGTTCAGCGCGACCACACCGCTCGCCGCCGGACCAATCCGGGAGACCACACGGTCCACCTGGAAGCTGCCGCCGAGCGGCTTGAGGTCAACGGTGTACCGCTGCGTGGTGACCTCGGTCGGGGTGTACTCGGAGTTGATCGCGCGGAAGTCCGCGGACACCTGCGTGATCAGGCGCCGGTACCCGTAGGTGAGGGTGTCGCCGCCGGTCGGCGAGACGACGTCGTCGAACGTCATCCGGTTGAGGATGTCACTCGACTTCTGGAACTCGTCGATGACCTGCACATCAACGTCGTCCTGTGCGTTGTTCTTCGCCTCCGCAAGGGTGACGGGCATGTGGTGCTCCTAGAGGTCAGCCGCCGAGCTTGGCGGCGATGGCGTCATGCAGAGAGGTGGGGCGCTGCCTGGTCCCGGGCCCGCCGGGGAAGTCGCCCCCGCCCCGCCGCGGCGCCTGGCCCGTGCGGAGCTGCTGGTTGTTCTCGACGGCCGCCTTGATCGCGTCGTCGAGCTTGGTGGTGAAGTCGTCGGCCGAGGGGTCCAGCCCCTTGACAGACTCCAGGAACGATCGGGAGTCGAGCAGTGCGGCCGGGTTGGCGCCGTGCTTGTCGGCGGCCTTGTACGCGGCCAGCTCGATGGACAGCGTGCGGTTCGTGTTCTCCAGATCGCCGATCCGGGTGGTCTGGGTGGTGATGGTGCGGGTCAGCTCAGCGGGGTCGGCGGGCTTGTCGTCCTTGACGAGGCCGAGGGCCTTGCCGATCTCCTGCGCGAGTTCCTGCCGGGCCTGGTTGGCCGCGTTCTCCTTAGCGGTGGTGCGGGACTTGCCCGCCTCCTCGCGGGCGTCCTTGATGATCTTCGCGACCGGCTCGGGCAGGGACTCGACCTTGCCGTCCCACTGGAATCCGGCCCACGGATCAGTGGATCCGGGCTGGGATCCGGCCTGTCCGGACTGCTGTCCGCCCTGGCCGGAGCCCTGCGCCCCGGCACCTGCGGCGCCCTGCCCGGACTGTCCGGGCTCACCGGATCCGGGCTGTCCGCCCGATCCGGCGGCGCCTTCGCCCGCGCCGCTGCCACCCGCGATCGCGTAGACGGGCCTGCCGCCCACGTAGCCGAGGATCGTGCCCGCGGCGTGAGTGGCGAGCGGGTGCCGGAAAGGGATGGTGTGCATGTGCCCTCCTGGGGCGCATCAGGCCCGCGCCAGGCGGGCTGTTGGTATCAGCGCGCTGCGCCGATCTGCTCACGCTGCGGCTTGCGGCGCAGGTGCTCGTGCGTGGCCATGTGCTCGCGCATGGCGGCCTGCCAGGCGCGGACCTTCGCCCCGGCCGCGCGGCGGGTCTGCTCGTCCATGGCGGCGGCCTGACGCCGTTTCCACTTCCGGATGTGGCGTTCGATCTCCCGCTGCCGCTGCGTGTCCTCATACGTCGTGCCCGGGGTGGGATGGTCGGGCGGCCGGGTCGTCACGCCGGGCAGGTACGCCGACAGGGAATGTCGACAGTTCGGGTGGAACAGGCCTGCGGCCCGGGCCTCCACAAGGGACCCGGCGACGTGCACGGGGATGATCCGGGGCCGCCGCAGCAGACGCCCCGTGGTCTCCGTGGCGTGCTCGGCCTGGATCGTGTGCGGCCCGGACTGCCCGGACAGGGTGAGCGTCTCGCCCTCCCACGGCCTGCACACCTCGCACTCCAGCGGCGCGTTCGAGACGATCACCAGGCCTACTCCGATCTCGGCGAGGGCGTCTACGTGCCCCTCGATTGCAGCCCGGGCGGTCACGGACCGTACGGCCATCTCCGCATAGGTGGCCATGTCCCACGAGCGGCCCGCGGAGTCCACGAACCCGGAGATGCCGCGATTGGCGAACTGGTCAAGGGCCCGCTGCGCGGCCTGCCGGCGGGTGAGCGCGCCCAGCAGCGTGGACGCGGACGCGCGGGAGGTGACCGACCGGTACACGTCCACCACCACGCGCGTGATCCGCGCGTACACGGGCCGGGTATCCTCCGTCAGCGACGCGGCCAGCCGGTCCACTGCGGGCGCGTTCGGCAGCGCATCACGGGCCACCAGCTCCCGGCCGATGTCCAGCGCCCCCAACTCCGCCACCGCCGCCTGCCGGCCTCGGTTGTACGCCTCCACCAGGGCGCGCCGTACGGCCCCGTCGGTGTCCGTCTGGAGCGCCTCCGCAACGGTCTCGACGGCCGTGCGGAGGTTCCCGATCGCGGCCAGCTTCAGCTCAGCCCAACGCGGGCTCTCGATGTCGGCTGCGAGCGCCGCGGCGAGCTTCTCCAGTAGGGCGGCCTCGGCGTCCTGGTAGAGCCGGGCTACCTCAGCCGCGAGATCCTCCGCCATCGCTGGGGACACCGGCATTCGGCACCCCCTCGGCTCCGGTCTCGGCGGGGTCGTTGACGAGCTGGCCCGTCTCCCGCAGGATCCGTTCCGTCTCCTCGCGGACCGCCGTGTCGTCGAGGTCCGGACTCCTCATGCGCACCTTCGCCTCGGTGCTGATGGCCTGCGCCTGCGTGAGGAGCGCGAGGGTCTCCGCTGTTGCCTTGGGGTCCTCGCTGACGGAGTCCCCGAACTCGACCTTCGGCCGCTCCGGGACCACCTTCGAGAAGCCCAGCCGAGCATCCATCATCAGCTGAACTTCCAGCATGTCGGCGAGCACCGGACCCCAGTACCGGGCCTTCTTGTCCCGCGTGATCATGCTCTTACGCTCGCGCGCCACCACCTCCGTAGCGGTCACCGCGGCGTCGCCGTCCATGCCGAACGACTGTGCCGAGTACCCGGCGTCGCGCACCGCCTGACGCACGATCGCCTCGGCTGTGCGCTGGTGGTCGTCCGTACGGATGTTGAACTGGTTCTCCGTGATGGACTCGCCCGACGTCGGGGCCGCGTTGATCGCCGCGACCACCTCTTGGTCGAGGTCGAACGTCGCGCCCAACCCGGGCCCGGCACTGTTCAGGTAGCCCTGGGGGATGATCAGCCGGGCCTTCGCGAGGCGGATGTCCCGCAGCCACGACGTCCACGTCTCGTCGAGGGCGTGGAAGAGGTGGTGTACGCCCTGATAGTCGGAACGGCCGAGCGGTGACCGACGGTCCTGCCGGTCCGGGCCCATGTTCCGCACGTAGCCGGCCGTCAGGCGCGGGATGCCGGTGGTGATGCTCTGCCCGTCGCCGCCCGGGTCGAGGGAACCGACGAGGTCCGCGGTCGCCTGGTCCTCCGTGAGGGGCACCGCGCGGCCGAGGTTGGTCGGGGTGCCCTCGTACAGGCCGTGCAGGATCCGGCCCGGCTCGTGCCGCTCCAGATGGCGCAGCACGCGGACGCCGTCGGCAGCGACCTCACGCCAGAACGTCACCGCCGTCAGGATGCCCGACTGCCACTCAGGGACCGCGGTGTCCGCGTGATGCACGGTGAGGAGAGCCCGCTGCGCCAGGTCGGCGTTCCAGGTGACGCGCAGGTACGCGCCCCGCAGGGCAGAGGCGACCTCGGCGGCCTCCAGCAGGGTGTTCGCGAGCCCGCCGGCCTCGGCAAGTTCCTTCAACCGATCCTGCGTCTGGGTGTCCTCCACGGTCAGTTTCGGCGGCTCGGAGAACAGCAGGTCGGCGGACGTCGTGGCGATGTCACCGGGCAGCGGCACGTGCATCGAGTGGTCGGGGGTGTCGAGTCGCTTCGGTCGCTCCCAGAACCGCAGGAAGCGGCCCGTCTCGGTGACCTCGGCGCTCTTGGGCCGGTACGCCGCGCGGATCCGCTCCCGGTCCCCGGAGTACCAGGCGTCATCGACGGTCATGGACGCGAGCGCGGGCGCCATCTCCGGCGGCGGCCACGGGACTCCGTTCTCAGGCAGGGGCATCGGGTGCGTCCTCGCCTTCGCCTGTAGCCGCGTCCACGCTGCGCTGCAGCATGTCGGGTGCTTCTTCTTCCAGGCGCCCGAGGTCCGAGGTCACGGCCCCGGTGGCGAGATCGACCGTGGCGTGCCCAACGCGGCGCTCCTTGCCGTGGTCGCCGATGCGCATGTAGATGGGCAGCTGGATGGTGAGCGGCATCAGGCAGCCACCTCCTCGTAGTCGATCAGGCCGCGCCACTCGTGCGCGGTGGAGTGAAGTGCGTAGCGCAGCGCGTCCGCGCTGTGGTCGGCCACCTTCAGCGGCTTGTCCTCGCCCCGTTCGGCGGCTTTCTCGTCCCACGCGTAGCCGGGCAGCTCGCCGAGCAGGCCCGTACACGAGCGGTGGATACGCAGCAGCCCGGAGCCGAGCGCGACGGACACGGACCGGATGCCGTCCAAGACGTCGTTGATGGCCGGGGCGATGTTCGGCACGCGTTCGGTCCACAGCTGGTTCATGAACGAGGCCGCCGATGGGTCCACGAAGATCCATTCGGGGCGGACTCCGCGCGCCTGCCCGTGCTCACCCGGACGTCGGATGCCGGCCAGCCACTCGCGGACGTTGCGGCTGTACTCCGCGTCAGTCAGCTGGCGCAGCGCGGTTGCGGAGTCGTGCCGGTACTCGGACACGGCATACAGCCGGTCGTCCTCGCCGTGCCCGATCAGCACCGCGCTGAAGGGGTTGACGGTGCCGTAGTCGATGCCGACTGCGGTCCAGCGGCGCATGTACGGCAGCAGGTCCACGACGTGCCGGTCCTCGTCGAACATGTCGTAGACCGCGCCTTGGGCGAGGCACCACTCGCCGAGGATGAACCGCCGGTACCACAGGCCGGTGTACTGCGCCTTCAGCCGTGCCACGACCGCTGGGTCAAGGGAGGGGTTGTCGTCGAGGGTGAAGTGCCAGTTCGTCAGCCCGACTTCGGCGCCGCGAAGGATGAACTCCCGGCGGAGCCAGTGGAACGGGCCGTCCGGGTTCGTCGTGGCCAGCAGGCGGGACTGGTTGCCGACGCGGAGCCGGGACAGCAGCATCATCCAGAACGCGTGCGGCAGCAGCGTCGCTTCGTCGACGTAGGCGAGCGCGATGGTGGCGCCTCGGATGCGGCCCTCGGCCCTGGCGTCGGACGCGCCGACCAGGTGGACGGTGCGCCCCAGGATCGTTGCCGTGGTCGAGCCAGTGGTGTGGTGGACGTGCTCGGCGAGCGGCCCGAACAGGAACTTCGACTGCAACGGGTCGATCAGGTTCCGCTCGATGGTCTGCAAAGTGCGGCCCACGATGACGATCAGGCCGTGATCGGGGGCCGCGACCAGCATGATCAAGAAGGCGAGCAGCGATGCGATCGTCTTGCCCGAGGACACTGCCCCTGACCAAAGAGCGATCGGTGCGTGCTGTGCCTCCACGATGCTCGCGATCTGCTTCCGCGACAGCGGCAGGGGGACGTCACGGAGCATCACCCGCCCCCTCGTTCATGGCGGTGTACGCCGCGGTGAGGCCGGCGGCGAGCTGGCCGAGCATGCTCTTCGCGTCGTCGACGCCGTTGTTCGTGTCGAGTGCTTCGAGCTTGAGGGCCTGGTTCGCGGCCACGGTGGACGCCTGGATGAGGTTGCGGACGTCCTGTGTGGGGAGGTCGTCGGCGCGGTAGCGGACGACTTTGCCGATGCTGACTTCGGTGATGTGGTGCTGGTCGCGGTCGAGCCGGTCGAGGTGCTTGTGCGCTTGCTCGTAGTACCGCTCCATGAGGGCGGCTCGGCGCGCCTTGGCGTCGATGACACGGGCCTGCGTGGCGACGGCGGTAGCGGTCCGGTCGAACGTCACCGGCGGGTCCAGCTCGGCGGCGATGACGCTGATGGTGCGCGGGGACCGCTTCAGCTCCCGGGCGATCTCGTTGCGGCCCTTGCCCTCGCCTGCGAGGCGGCGTACGGCTTCGCGGTCCTCGTCGGTGACCGGCCGCTTGCCCTTGTTGACGGCCATGGTCACCTCCGGGCATGCGAAGGCCCGGCCGACGGGGTGGCGGCCGGGCCAGTCAGGGGTGGGTCAGCAGCTCTCGCCGTCCTTGACCGCGAACAGGGTCACCGCTGTGTCCGTCGGGTGCGTGCCGGCGGCGGGCTCCTGGCTACAGACGACCCAGTTGCGGTCCATGACCTGCAAGCGCTTCTGGCCGCTGGCGTCCTGGTCGTCGAGGACGTAGAAGCCTGCGGCCTGCGCTGCGTCCTGTGCGGCTTGGAGGTCCTGGCCGACGAGGTTGGGCAGCTTCGCGCTCTCGGCCGCACCCGCGTCGGTGTCGGTGTCCGTCCCCGGAGTGTCGGCGGGGGTCGGGTCCTGCTTCGTCTGGTCGCTCGTGTCCTGCGCGGTGGTGTCCGGCTTGCTGGAGCTGGTGTCCGCGGTGCCTTCGCAGGCGGTGAGCGTGAGGAGTGTTGCGGCGGTGAGCGCGCCGATGGTGTGGCGGATGCGCATGGTTCGTCCCCCAGAGTTGCGAGTGCTGAGGGGCCATCATGCGGCTGGTGGGGGCGACGTGTGGCGCTTGTGTCTGTTCTGTGACTGAAGGTGGTCCGCGCAGGGCGCGCGTCAGCAGCAACCCGAGTCGTGTGAGCGATCGGAGGGTTGGCCCTGCGCGGAGTCTGGGGTGCGGCCCGCCGCCCGGCCGCTGGTCTTACCGCCGCCCCTGCGGGTGCGGCGTTCCAGCGCTACGGGGCCCACCGGGCGGCGTCCGTCTGTGGGTGCAGCGAAGGCCCACCCTCTTCGCCTAGGCGCGTGACTGCCTCGCGGGCACGTGAAGGGCGGGCCGTTCGTGTCCGGGCACGCCGGACGTGGGGCCAGGATGCGGCAAGATCGCGCTGAACGCAACTACGGACGTAGTGAGCGCGTGGCCCGTTCGGTCAGCTTGCCGTCCACCACCACGAGCGGGACGCCCGGCACTCCGCCCAGTCTGGTCACTTCACTGATGATCTGCTGTGCCACGCGGGCGTGTTCGGCTCGTACAGCGTGGCGGAGGCTCTCGCGGAACCGTTCGCGCAGGGTCATGCGGACATTCTCGCGCATGGGTCGGGCCCTCGCCCCTGGGGATTTAGGCGAGGGCCCGGAGTGCGTCGCAGCCAGAGACGCGGATATGTGTCTGCGACTGTACGGCGAGGGGCTGACAACGGGCCTACGGCCGCCACTCCTCCCGGTAGCCGGGCCGGTCCGCGTAGGGCAGGGCGAGCAGCCGCACCACGCCGCCCAGCGCGTCCCGCCTGTGGATCGCGGCTTCCAGATCCATCTCGGTCATGAACACGTCTCGGCCTCTGGCGTGCAGCCGGTCCCGGACAGCAGAGAGATCCTCGACCGCCTGAACGGCCTTGTCGTGCCCCGTGAGCACCTGCCGTTTGGCGTCGATCTCGCGCAGCACCCGCGCCGGTTCCCACGCCATCATGTGGTTCGCGATCGTTCGGTCGCCGACGTAGAACTCGTCGCCGCCCACGTCGATCGTGGCGGACGCCATCAGTTCCCACGATGGCTTGTTACCCGACCCCTCCCACAGGGTCGCCCGCGCAGTCCGTTCGTCCTCGTCGAGCTGGACGCGCAGCCACTCCACCAAGTTGTTGCTCATGCGGCCATCCTCTCGCGGATCAGGTGCAGGGGAAGTGGCTTGGCGGGTAGTGCCCGGCGCAGTTGGGGCAGTAGTCGAGCGGCGGCTGCTCGTAGCCGAGGGCGGCGAGGAGGCGTCGGATCATCGCGCGTTCACCTCCTCGGCGATGTGGATGTGGGTGTGGTTGGGTCGGTCGGGGGGCGCGGTCTTGTAGATCAACATCCCCTCTTGGTCTTCGAGAGGGGTCACGCTGAGAAGCGTGTGACCTGCGCATTCGCGGCAGGAGGGGCGCCCCTCCCTCGGTGGGGGAGTGGCGGACGAATCGGACACGCGGCGGCGGGCCGACCACCACACCGCGGCCACACCCACCACCCACACGGCGAGCACCCCGGCCACGTCCGACAGGGCCCACAGGACCGCGAGGGGCACGCCACCGAGCACCGCGAGCACGCAGCCACCGGCCGCCGCGCTGCGCTGCTCCGACTCCTCGACGGGAGCGTGGCGCTTCTTCCGGGCCGCCATCACACCGCCCCGAACACGGTGTCGCCGAGCCAGTTCACGGCGACCGCCAGGGGCGCCGCAGCGAACCCGGCCACGCCCGCGCTGGTGCCAAGGCAGATCCCGCACCAGGCACCCCACTTGATGTCCGCCCCGTACCGGGCCTTCTTCGCCAGCGCGACCATCACGGCGGTGAGGATCAGAACGATGGCGCCACCGGCCTGCGTGAGCGGCAGGTAGGTGACGGCTCCCGCGCGCTGGCCGGTCTGGCCGCCGACGCCCCAGACGAGGGCGACGTCACCGAGCCAGTTGGCGATCCACCGGGCCGTGCGGGCGGCCCAACCAATCAGCCCGCCGATGCCGAGGATGGTGAGGACGCCGTACGTCCAGGCGAACAGGAACGGGAGCAGGGCGGCGGCGTGGTGCGCGGGGTTGCTCTGAAGGGACTTGAGGCCCGGCCACCAGGTAGTCAGGTGGTAGGCGAGGATCAGGAGTCCGACGGTGACACCGCCGTACGTCACGAAGTTCATGGGGTCCTTCAACGGAGGACGGCGACGCCGAGCGCCGCGAGGGTGAGGATGAACGCGCACGTGCCGGAGATCAGGGGCACCGTGCGCCAGTCGACGAGGGCCAGGCCGAGAAGCCCGGCGACGGCCGCGAGCACGAAGAACACGGCGAGCAACACGGCGGCCTACGCGGTGCGGCCGATGGCCGGCGGGTAGTCGGCCAGGTCGGGCTCGTGCTCCTCGATCTCGGCGCGGATCGTGCCGCGGATCGTCGAGTCTCCGACGCGGCCGTGTCCGGCGGCGATCAGGGCGTCGCGCATGGCGGCGGTGCCGGGGCGGGTGCCGTTGTCGTACAGCGGGCGTACGGCGGCGCAGCGCGGGTCGCGGTAGACGATGGCCGGGCGCTCCGGTCGCTGCTCCTCGGGCTCGGGCTGCTCCTCGGCGGGCTCCAGCGCGGGCGGCTGCTCGGGCCGCGGCGGCACGGCGCGCGACTGCTGCGTCACGGGCACGCGCTCGACGACGGGTGTCGTCTCGGCGGTGTCGACGCTGGTCGACGGGGTGACGACGGGCGTCGACTTGGCGACAGGCGTGGCCGCCAGGTGCAGCAGGTGCGCAAGGACAGCCGGGGGCACCATCGACGTGACCGCGATGAGCCACGCCTGGTTGTGGTCCATGTGTCCGGTCTGCACGAGGTGTGCGACGACCTGAGCGGCGAGCGCAAGGACGATTGCGAACCCGGCTCCGATCACGGCGGAGGCCCGCCCGCGGGCGCCCTTGGGTCGGGTGGCGGCGACCACGGCGGCGATGCCGGCGTAGGCCGAGAGGGAGAACGGCATGCCGTACGCCCACGGATCGGACCAGCCCGCGAACTTGGCGACGTGGTACTCGCCGGGCATCGACATGATGAGGGTGGCGGCGAGGACGGCGGGGCGGCCGGCGGTGGTCGCAACGCGGGCGTACCAGGGGCCGCTGGAGCTGGGCTGCTGGCTCATGCGGTCACCGCCGGGCGCCAGGCGAGGGCGGTGCCGAAGCCGCGCGTGCCGACGGTCCACTCGGTGCCGTCGGTCATGACGAGCTGGCGGCGGTCGCGGGCGATGCGCGCGTCGTAGCTGTCCGCGGGGATGACCTTGAAGGTGAGGCCGCTGGGGTGGGTGATTTCGCGGGGGCCGGGCTGCTGGCGCCCGTTGTGGGGCTGGCGGGTGGCGGGGGGGATGCGGTTAGGCTTCTGCTCAGCCATGGGAGGTCACTCTCCGGTGGTCAGAGCCCCGTTCGGTGTGTCCAGCACCTGCGGGGCTCGTTTAGTTGTGGGGC